TGAGTGGGTGATCTCCTACGACACGACAGAGAAAGACGTAGAGCAACTCAAGACACAACTGATCTCTAAGATCAATGCTCATGTCGGGTCACTCCTATCCTCGTCAGATTGGAGAGTTATAAGGGAGGCAGACGGCGGATCGGCCATGTCAGATGAATGGAGAACATACCGCAACGAAATACGCGCTCACGGTAATTCATTAGAGTCAGGGGTCGAAGCATTTGCTTCAGTCGAAGCGATACGTAGGTTCCAGAATGCGGAGGTACAAGAAGAACGATACCTGTCAACCTATGATGAAGGTGTGGAAACGATTGGCCCTGAGACTGAAACGGTAAATCGAACCGTGGATAAAACCAACTGGGGCTGGCCTGAAAGCCCTGATGCAGAAGTAGATAAATACCACGTTAGGTACATTTAATGGCGTTAATTGCGATGGAATCTGTCGGGGATGTGGGTATTCAAAAAGATATGCCCCCTTGGCAACTCCCCCAAAACGCCTGGTCGGATGGAAATAATGTTCGAGCCTGGCATGGCTCGATAGAGAAAATCCCCGGATACGCCGAAGTGATGGCATCCTGCCCGGTTGCGCCATATTACATCACTTATTTGGAGGCCGGGAGTAGCAAATATTTCATTGTTGGTGGTCTTGCAAAAATATACGTCCACGACGGAACGTCTTGGACAAATATCACCAGGCAGAGTGTCGGCAGTGATGTGGACTACTCCGCTACCGCAGCGGAGGGTTGGTCAAGCACCATTTTGGGTGGGGTTCTCATAATGGTGAATCCTAATGATGATCCGCAGTTTTGGGCGCTGACTTCTGGACTGCCCTCGACCTCGACAAAAATGGCAGATTTAACAAACTGGCCTGCCTCGACCGAATGCGCGGTGATGAGGTCGTTCAAGAGTTTCCTGGTGTCGCTCAACATCACCAAGTCTTCTGTAAATTACCCAACTCTCGTCAAGTGGTCTACCGAAGCTGCGACACAAACCGTGCCCTCCTCATGGGATGAATCCGTCAGTACGAACGACTCGGGCGAGTATCCTTTGCTGGATGCCGCCGGAGAGCTGATCCGCGATGGGTTGCAACTCGGTGACACATTCCAGATATACACATCCGGCTCTGTATACCAAATGTCCTATGTCGGTACGCCCTTTATCTTCTCGTTCCGCAAGGTCGCCCCGGTCGGCATCATGGCAAAGAATTGTGTCTGCGAGTTCCCCGGAGGGCATTTTATCCTCGGGGTTGATGACCTTTACATCAATGACGGTCAGCGGGTGCTTCCGATTCTGCCGTCTGAGCTGCGCGATTGGATGTTTAACGTAATTGATGGTGAGGCTGCACAGCGGTCATTCGTCGTTGCCGATCACGGCAGGAACGAAATACTGGCTTGTTTTGTCTCGGCAGATTCGTCCAACACGCAGGTCGATAAGGCCGTGGTTTTCAATTACATAACAAAAGCATTCACCATCCGCGACCTACCGCAGCTATCCCACATCACTCCTGGTGTGGTGGATGATCCCACCGGGTTCACCACATGGACAGCGGCATCGCCCACTTGGACCACAGCAGATGGTCGCTGGGCGATGAGTTTTGACAAGTTTGAGGATGCACTTGTTTTCGCCGCCCCAATCACCACGAAACTTTTTCGCGATGGGTCAGGCAATCAGGAAGACACCACCGACATGACTGCGTTCATCGAACGCACTGGGTTGTCGATGACCGCGCAAGGCTCACCAGACCAAAGTACGGTGAAAAGAATAAAGGCTGTTTGGCCGAAGATGGAAGTGTTAAATCAGGATACGGTCAGCATTTATGTGGGTACGCAGATGTCCACGGAAGAGGCTGTGAGTTGGAAAGGACCATTTACCTTTAACCCCGATACCATGTCTAAGGTTTCGTGTCGTGCAACAGGAAAATTTTTCGGTGTGAAAATCGAAAGCACTGCCGACACCCATTGGAAACTTTCAGGGCTCGCGTTTGAGGTAGAGGACGCAGGCCGCAGGGGTAGCCGTGGCTATAGCTGATTCTAAAAAATGGAAATCAGTAACTCGTTATCAGCCGGGTCCACCACCGACAAAGGTAGAGGATTTAGGAATTTATCTGACCAACGAGTTAAACCGATTAGGCGAAGTCGTATTTAACTTATCGCAACTCCGATTGGAGGAAATCTTTGCTGAACCAGACAAACCCAGAAATGGCCAACTCGTCTACGCGGATGGAACCTCCTGGGATCCTGGCAGTGGCGCGGGAATCTACTGGTTTGACGGGTCGAGTTGGAACCAGTTGTAGAGTATTTATTGCGCGACCGGATGAGGTTGAATCTTTCTGGCCGCTTGTTGTTGACCACTTAAAAAAAGCTGTTCCTCACACCGAGGGCGAGATAGAACCAGCAGATATGCTGCCCGAATTGATAAGAGGCGAGATGCAGCTCTGGTTCTCGGTTGAAGATCGTCAGGTCACCGCAGCGATGGTGACACAGATTATTCCGTACCCACGCAAGAAGGTTCTCAGGATTTTGTCTATCGGCGGCGAAGGCATGGCGCGGTGGATGAAACACTTTCCGATGGTCGAAGAATTCGCAAAGCAGACAGGCTGCTCCAGTATCGAGGCATGGGGCAGAAAAGGTTGGTTAAGAGCATTACCTGATTGGAAATGTTCATATCATATTTTGACAAAAGAGATTAAATAATGGCAACAGCAGCGCAGAAAGCTAAAGCTAAAAAAGATCGTGAAGCAGCCCTAAAGGCGGTGAAATCAATCAGTAAAAAAGGCTCCAAAGAGCATTTACGAGCTATCGCAAAAGTTAAGCGACTCGGAGCCGTTATGAAGGAGCCGACCCAGAGCGCAACGGATCACGCTGGCGCAAAGGATAAGCGCGATGCCGCCTCTGAGCAACGATCTACCGCGATCACAAAGATGAAGGCCGCATCTGGCGCTGACAAGGAAAAGTATCGTTTACAGGCCCTGGCTGCTGCATCAAAAATGAAGGTGCAGGGCGACATCATGCGCGATATCACTGACCGCGAAAAAGGGGAGGGAACTTCCTACATCGGACCAAGCACGGCGGCTGGACGCGACGAACGCGGTCTTCCTGAGCCTAACAAATGGCAGCAAGTCAACCAGGCGCTCAAGGACGCTGGTATTGCCTGGTCGAATGCAGCTCAAGCCAAGATGTACGACAAACTGTTTGGCGGTGACACTGATACCGACACTGATACCGACACTGATACCGACACCACCAGTGGTGGAGGAGATCAAACGGGGCGCGGGGCCCGCGACAGCAGGGGGGGTGATCGTGAACCTTCTTTCGGGTTGGAGAATTGGTGGGCCGACGAGCAATACGATTACGCCGACTACATCAATGGGGTGCAGGGTGGCAGTGAGTTAAATCAATGGGACCCGATGGGTTCCGAGTGGACAGGTGGACCGAACTTAATTCCGAAGGGAAAGTACGGCATGAAACAAGGGCCGTCCTCGTACCTTGAAGAGCGCGGTATCGGCCACAACCTCGCGTACAAGCCGTGGATGCCAACAGCTTGGTCGCCATCGAGCGATGTTGATGAACCGTATCACGGTGTTCCTGGTAGTCGCTGGTCAACGTACCGGCAGATGCAAGAAGACCAGGGCCTCACGAAGGGTCGCCCCAAGGGTTACATTAACCCGATCTACGAACTTCTTTATCACTACGGGGGGAAGACCCCTGGCGTTTCCGGCAAGGCAACGCCGCAAGTTGTCCCGGGCGATTGGAAACCACAAACCCCACCTGGCGGCCCGGCTGTTTACCCACTTTCGCAAGTTCCGCTATTCACAAGTGGCAGACTGTCGGCTGGGTACAACCCTTCAGGTGGTGGTGGTACTCCACCAGGCGGCGGCGGAGACCCCCCAGGCGGCGGCGGTGGAACGAATCAAGGGGATGCACAGTATGGTCCGTTATTGTCGGCCTACAAAGGCATGGCCGGGGCATCACCCGAAGGGCTTTGGCGCATCACGGGTGAGCCCGAAAAAATCACGCTTAATCCGATTACCGGCGGCACGAGGAATACCTACAAACTTCCCGTTACATATTACGGGGCTGGCATGAACGACCCCTGGAAAACTCACGCCATCCGCTCCGCAGGCGCTGGCGATTGGAATCCCAGCTTCAACCAGTGGCAGGTCCAAGGTTCTCGGGATGCCTTCACGCCCGGCCCA